GTACGCTCTCCAACCTACCCGCAGGATTTAAAATGCGTGGCATTAGAATTAGAGATGATGCGCAGTCTATACAACCTGGTGAGTTTAGAGATGTAGATGCACCGGGTGGAAACTTAAAAGATTCTTTCATGATGCTTCCATTTAAAGAACCATCACAAACTTTATTAGCCTTAATGGGTGTGGTGGTTCAAGCAGGTCAGAGATTTGCATCGATTGCAGATTTACAAGTTGGTGATGGTAATCAACAAGCTGCAGTTGGAACTACGGTTGCACTACTAGAAAGAGGATCAAGAACTATGTCAGCGATCCACAAAAGAATTTACTCTGCTTTAAAAAATGAATTTAGAATTTTGGCAAGAGTATTCAAGTTATATCTACCACCAGAGTATCCATACGACGTAGTTGGGGGTCAAAAAATGATTAAACAATCAGATTTTGATGACAGAGTAGATATACTGCCAGTTGCAGACCCCAACATCTTTTCACAGACTCAGAGAATATCCCTCGCACAGACTGAGTTGCAGCTGGCACAATCAAATCCTCAAATGCATAATTTATATCAAGCGTATAGAAATATGTATGAAGCGTTAGGTGTAAAAAATATTGATTCAGTTTTAGTAAAACCAATGCCACCTGCACCAAAAGATCCTGCACTAGAACACATAGATGCTTTAGCAGGTCGACCTTTTCAAGCTTTTCCTGGTCAAGATCACAGAGCACACATGACAGCTCACTTAAATTTCATGGCAACTAACATGGCAAGAAATAATCCAATGGTTATGGCTGCTTTAGAAAAAAATATTTTTGAACATATTAGTTTGATGGCTCAAGAACAGATAGAATTAGAATTTAGACAAGAGTTACAACAGCTACAAGCTATGCAAACACAGATGCAACAGAATCCAATGATGGCACAACAGATGCAACAACAAGTAATGCAGCTAACTCAACAAATTGAATCAAGAAAAGCAGTGTTGATAGCTGAAATGATGGAAGAATTCTTGCAAGAAGAGAAGAAAATTACTTCACAATTCGATAACGACCCTATTGCTAAGTTAAGATCAAGAGAATTAGACCTTCGAGCACAAGAAAATCAGAGAAAAGAGCGTGAAGGTAAAGAAAGAATGGACCTTGATAAGATGAGAGCAATGATGGCGCAAGAAAATCAAGATGAAAAGCTTGAACAAAACGAAGAATTAGCTAAACTAAGAGCTAATACATCAATTGAGAAGACAATTTTAGGAAAAACTCTTCCAAATTCTGATCAAATGATGCCTGACGTAAGTATTATACGTAAAGGAAACTAAAATAAGGAGAAAAAATGGAAAAACTAGATAAAATAACTGATGTTAAAGTTGCAGATCAACAAATTGAAATTGATCCTAGATCAAAATCAACTGCTGACAAAGCTTTTAATCATATTGCTACAGGAAAACCTGAAATGCCAGTTGGTGGTCAGAAAAGAATGTTACCAGAGAAAAAAAGAAACTCTAAAGCGTACTAATTATGTGGTTATCGGCAATTAAATTAGCCGTCTCTGCTGGAAGTAAGATTTACGCTAACAAACAGAAGACGAAGATGGCGATGTCAGAGGCACAACTCTTA